AGGTGCTGCACGTCGAAAGTGCAGAGGCTGACGACATCATCGGAACCATCGCGCACACCTACGGGACCGAACTAAACACGGGCGAACCTATTCTGATCCTGTCGGGGGACAAGGACTACATTCAACTGCACAAGTATGCAAACGTGTCTCAGTACTCGCCTGCACAAAAGAAGTGGGTGAAGCACTCCGACCCCGAGAACTACCTTGCGGAACACATCATCAAGGGAGACGCGGGCGACGGCATTCCGAACGTCCTATCCGGAGACAACTGCTTCATCATGGGCATTCGCCAGAAGCCCATTACCGAGAAGCGACTCAAAGAACTGTCCGACATAAATAAGTTGGATACGGAAGTGAAGAGGAACTACTTCCGTAACAAATCCTTGATCGACCTTTCGGAAGTCCCCGAAGACATCAAGTCAAACATTCTCAAGCAGTTCGAAACCGAGAATGAAAACCGCAGAACCAAACTGTTCAACTACTTTGTCGAAAATCGACTGTCCATTCTCATGGAGTCGATAAACGACTTTTAATGGAGTTTCAATGCCAACCATCAGTCTCAGTGAGATAGTCACAAAAACGTGTCAGTTGCAATCAAAGCAAGAAAAAATCGACTGGCTCAGAAAAAACGATAGCCCCCAACTCAGGAACATCCTGGCTATCATGTTCAACAAGAACTTCAAGTTCCTGGTTCCGACCGAAACACCTCCACCGTATACCCCCTCGCCACACGTCGAATCTCATGGTATGTTGTATCGTGAGATTCGGAAGATGAAATACTTCATCGCTGGTTACGGCGGAGAGAACATCCCAAGAATCCGAAGAGAAGCGCTGTTCATACAGATGCTCGAGTCTGTAGATCGAAACGACGCCGAACTGGTCGTCAAGATGATTATGCAGACACCGCCCGAAGGGCTAGACGCCGATGCGATTCTAGAAGCCTTCGGCCCCATATTTCCGAAGCCGGAAGCCGCAGCAACAACCAAGAAGTCAAGAAAGCGAAATGTCAAAGAATAACAAGACGTTCGAAAAGTTTTCCGAGTGGTATGAAGACGAGTGGGAAAACGATGGGCGAGACGGCAAGCGAAAACGCAAGGATGACTGGGTGAAGCAAGCCCGCCGAAAGAAGGATGCAGAACGCGAAAGGTTCTTTGAAAACGATGAGTGAAATGTGTGAAAAGGTCATTCTGACCGACTGTGATGGCGTCCTATTAGACTGGGTCTATTCTTTCGATATGTGGATGAAGCGCCACGGTTACAAGAAAATCCGAAACGACACCTACGACCTACACGATTGCTATGGTATAGAGAAAGCACAGTCGAAGTCTCTTGTTCGAATGTTCAACGAGAGTGCCAACATCGGGTTTCTACCCCCGATGCGAGACGCAATCAAGTATGTTCGAAAGTTGCATGAAGAACACGGTTACGTTTTTCACTGCATCACTTCTCTGAGTCTCGACCCGTTCGCGGTGAAACTTCGAGAGCAGAACATCCGAAACGTCTTCGGAGCCACCGCTTTCGAGAAAATCATTTGCCTCGACACGGGCGCCGACAAGGATGATGCACTCAAGCCGTATGAAAGTTCGGGTTGCATCTGGATTGAAGACAAGGTAGAAAACGCGGAACTAGGCGCCCGTCTCGGGCTTCAGTCCATCTTGGTTGAACACGACCACAACGCGGACTTCTACCACAGCGACATCCCCAAGGTTTCGACCTGGCGAGAGATTTACGACATGATCGTGCCCACCTAAATATCCATGTTAGGTGGAACACAACAGGCGCTCCACCCGGGGCGCCTTTTTTTATGGGGAAAATGATGCCATTCTACACATTCCAGAACATCGAAACTGGCGACTTCGAGACGCACAGCATGTCGTATCTTGAACTGGATAAGTTCTCAACGGAAAACCCACATCTGAAGCAGACGTTATGCACGCCCGCTATCGGAGACTCAGTGCGGCTGGGAGTGAGAAAAGTTCCGGATGGGTTCAACGACATACTGAAGAACGCCAAAAAGAAGAACCTTCACTCGACAATAGAAACAAGAAACTAACGGAGCACTCATGAGCCGGATGACAAAGAGAAAGACCCGAATCCTGCGCCAAGAAGGTATTTTGGACGAAAACTCCAACTTCAACAATCGGAACTTCACAGTAAGACAAGACATTGACATGATTACCCCCGCCCAGAAAGACGCGAAAGAGGCGTGGGAAGATGGATATCACTTGTTCCTACATGGATTTCCGGGCACAGGCAAAACGTTTCTGGCTCTCTACTTCGCACTTGAAGAGGTCATGCGCGACAAGTCGCCATACAAGAAAGTCTACATAGTCAGGTCAGTGGTTCCTTCGAGAGACATGGGGTTTCTACCCGGTACCCAAAAAGAGAAAATCGCGGTATACGAAGGCGCATACATAGACATCACCAAGAAGTTGTTCGGGCGAGGTGATGCTTACGAAATCCTGAAGCAGAAGAACTACATAGAGTTTGTGTCCACATCGTTCCTGCGCGGATTGACCTTCGATGAATGCATTCTGATAGTCGATGAGTGCCAGAACATGGCCGCGAACGAACTCCATACAGTCATGACACGAGTTGGGGAAGACTGCAAAATCATCTTTTCGGGTGACGTGAAGCAGGATGACCTGACCAGCGAGAGGAAAAAGGAACTTTCGGGGCTTCGAGACTTCATGAAAATCATACAGAACATGAAGGAGTTCGACTTCATCGAGTTCTTGGCTGAGGACATCGTGAGAAGCGACTTGGTGAAGAACTACATCATTCAAAGAGACAGGCTCGGGCTATGACATACCTGAAAGAAGTTTTTGAGGATGACGACGGCGAACTCATGATAGAAATGACCGTCCGAGAGTTGGCTCAAATGGGGTGGGATGAGTATATCCTGTTGCAGTGGCTCATAGAGGAAGAAGAATGGCAGGAGTAGCGTGGGCAGACGGCGAAAGCCAAGTGCTGTGTGAGGATGGAATAAAGGGAACCCAATGCGGTTCTACACCGGACCGCTGGCTTTGGGATTCACCGTCTACCCAGTTGACAGGCGCGACCACAAATAGTAAAGTTTACGTTGAAGGTAAACCCGTCGCGGTTCAGGGGGACAAGATATCACCTCACCCTGACGGGGAAATATGCACCGAGTCGCCCGTCGACCATGAACCCGAGACTTCGTTGCTTGCCGCCAATGTGAGGATTGGCGGCAAGTATGTCGTTAGGATAGGTTCGAAGTATAACAAAGGCACCACTTTCGAACATACAGTGACAACTGGTTCTTCGAAGGTCTCAATCGGAGGTCCAGACATATCAGTATGATTTCATTCAAGGATTTCATAACGCCCGTGGAAAAATACATCGCGGTGCAATACGACAACGTTACCCAGAAGAGAATGCGAGAATGGTGTCTGTCCAATGGATTCGACCTGACGGTCAAGCACAACGGCGAACCTCAAGCAATCTATAAGTTCGACTTCCACACAACGATCTTCTATTCGACTTCGAAGCATCGAATGGAAAACGGGCTGTTTCACATCGAACCCGGCGAAACGAAAGCCATCGGTTTCGAACTACTTGGGGTTGACAAAAACATTCCTGTTCTGAAAGTCACATCACCCGACATCCTCGCGATTCGAAAGTACTTCGAAGAAGTCTTCCAGATGAAAGACGCATGGGATTCTTACAAACCCCATATCTCGCTGTCCTATGCGAAAGACAACCTGCCCGACATGTCGAACATCAAGTTGCCCGACTTCCCGCTCACATATTCGATGATGAAAGTTGCCGATGCGGTTTCCTAAGATTCCCCTGAAGACCACCCTTCAGGATATAGAAGCGGTCACCGAGAGCACCGGGCGCGTATACACAACGCCCGAGGGGAAGAAGTATCCTTCCGTCACCACCGTTCTTGGATACTTCAAGGCACAGAAGATCGCGGAGTGGCGACAGAGAGTCGGTGAGGAAGAAGCGAACAAGATAAGTCGAAAAGCGACCACTCGCGGCACGAGAATACATACCATCGCAGAAAACTACATCAACGGAACGGATTGGAAGGAAGGATGTAACCCCATCGAACTTCAGTTCTTTGAGGATATCCGAAAGATTCTTGATGCTCGACTCGAAGGCGTCATTCTGCAAGAAGCGCCTCTCTATTCCGACTTCCTGAAAACTGCGGGAAGAGTCGACCTTGTTGGTGTCTTCGATGGCAAGAGGTCCATCATCGACTTCAAGACGAGTCTGAAAGTCAAGAAGCCCGAATACATCAAAGACTACTTCATGCAAGAGTCTTTCTATGCAGTCGCCTTCGAAGAGAGGACTGGGATTCCGGTCAACCAGTTGGTGACGATCATTTCAGTCGACCATGAAAATCCACAAGTCTTCATAGAGAGAAGAGACGATCATATTCGGGACTTCATGGCAGTAAGAAAATCATATGGGGCGGCTAAAGGTATCTAACTTGTGGGGCTGGCGCCCCACTGACACTTCGTGTCAAGTCTCAGTAAGTGATTCGGCTACTAGCAACCAAGCACCAAGAATCACCAGCCACTAAGTAGCCACCAAAACCCAGTAGTTCATCAAAGACACTTTGATTATACTGTAAAAACCCGGCTTGTCAAGCCAAAAGTTCCACACTAAGATGCTTTTTCCTCTTGACTACTGCGAGAATCACCTTTATTGGTGTTCCTGTAACAGAGAGGAACTGCCCATGTGGATCGCCAAACCCAATCTCGCCAACAACACCGGAATGAAGAGTTTCGAAACCGCTGCCGAGGCTGTCAAGTACCTCGAGCAAGTGACGGGGCATGAAATGTCCTATGTTCGGAACCCCAAGACCAAGAAGGTCACCTACGACTGGGAACTGATCGAAAAACTGTGGGAGGTGAAGTGATGACTGTCGGGCAAATCATTCTGCAACAGATTCGTGCTCTTGACCGTCGCGCCATGATGGCGTGGGGCGCCAAGGATATCGTTCTGACCAACAACGGAGTCATGTTCAAGACTTCGGGGCTGGTGCGCTGGAAGGGCAAGGTCATCATCGAATACGATGCCGGTGCCGACCTCTACAACATCACTTTCGGGCGTCTTCGGAAACTCAACTTCATCGTTGACAAGAAACTCGATGGTGTCTTTGCTGAAGACATGATTGAAATCATCGATGCTCAGGTGGGTTGATGTTCTTATTGTTTGACAACGAAACTGGCATGTTCTTGGGTGGTAGTGGGGGTTTCGGAAAGCAATTCCCTTCCCCCGCCAACGGCAAGATATACAAAAACCAAAAGTCAGCCGTTCAAGCCGCTTCTCTACACAATGTCCCCCGGAATGTGCCGAGGGGGCTTAGTCCGAACCACAAGTATCAAAACCGACCTCAAGTAGATGTATGGGAAGTGGACGGGCACTTTCGACAAATCCGATGCATCGTTGCTCGACCTCAGTATTTGGAGATCACTCTATGAAAGTCAGACAGGATGACAAGGGGCTTTACATCGTCAATGCCCGAGGCTCTGGGCACTATCGCCCCGGTGAAGTTCCTGCTTATGCTCATGCATACGACATGAGTGACGGCGTTATCGGTTGGAGTTTCCAGTGTGTCACTCCCGGGTTGAAGAACCTGAAGGCGATGATTTACAACGATTGACCACGAGGCAGAGAATGAAGAACCTTCTGAATATCACGATCACCGTCAACCTCGATGAATACGACGAAAAACTCCGCGAGTACTGTGAGAAGAACCAATACGATGTGCCCGACTACAACACTCTGTTGAGTCGCATTGAAGACGATCTACTTCGGTTGGATGGGCTCAACAACATCATGTTCGGGCATCATGCTTGGGTTGAGTTCGACCTCGGCACTGACGATTTTGAAGAAGCGAAAGTCGAGTCTGAAGTCGTGCTGAATGAAATCCGCGAAGTTTTCGCCAAACACGGAATTTTGGGTTGACAACTACCCAGGTTCTGATACAAGTGATTCGTGATTGACAAGAGAGAAGAGAATGACGTTTCCTGCTGTGTATGACACGACTCTACTGCCTGCCCTTCACCTTGCTGCAAAGGGTTACCCGCCGACGCTTCGGTTCATGGTCGAATGGGACCGGGGCGGCCCGGCGCGGAAGCAGAAGATGTGGGTTACTCTGATGATCGAAGCCGGCGTGAAGTGAGAACTCCGACTGCCAAAGAAGGTCAGTTGAAAGTCCAGTATGGAAAAGTTCCATACGAAAAGTCAACCGACATCGTGTATGCGTGGGGTGAAGGCACTTCAAGAAGTGACATTCGTTTGATCCACAACATGCTGACAGGCGAGAGGTATTCCGTTCTGACCGGCGAGTGGGAAAATTCGCCTCTTGACGAGTTGATCGAAAGAGGATACGATATCACAACCCTTAAAATCACGATTGAGAAAAAGAAGTGAACCTTTTGCATCTGCGAAGTTTCAAAGTGTATAAATACATAAAATAGAGACTTCACAGATGCGAGGAAAATATGGACTGTCTGTTTTGTGGCAATGATATTTCATCAAAAAGAAAATCAGCAAAATACTGTAGCAACTCTTGTGCTAACAAGCACAAAGGTCTTATAAAAATAGAAAAACAGAAAAAGTGCGGAAGATACTTAACCTGTTCAGTCTGTGGCAAAGAAAAGACGCCTGGTGATTTTTCTTACAGAATCAGAGGCGATTACACTTCCGGAAAAAAAGAACACTGTAAACGTTGTGGCGCAATCGAAAGAGAGAAAAAAAGACGCGATAAAACTTGGAAAAACGATGCTGTAAAAATAATGCTGATGAATGCCAAGTATAGATCGAAAAAGTCAGGTAAAGAGTTTAGTTTATCAGAGAGCGACATATGTATACCGGACTTTTGCCCAGTTTTTGGCATAGAGTTGAAAAGAGAGTCGAAAGAGACTTGGTATTCGGCGCCATCTATAGACAGAATCGATAACACCAAAGGATACGTCCCTGGCAATATAACTGTCGTTTCCCGTCGAGCCAATATTCTAAAAAAAGACGCAACTGTGAAAGAGTTGCGCCAGATGGCAAACTTTTACGAAAGTCTAGAAAATGAACATATTCGTTCTATCGGAAAATCCGATTGAATCCGCACAAATGTTGTGCGACAAACACTCGGCCGGAAAAATGGTCGTAGAGTCCGCTCAGATGCTTTCAACTGCACACCGCATGTTAGACGGGGTGCAACGACGAGTGCCTTCCAAGTCGGGCAAGTCGCAAGTCAAATCTTGGGCGCATCCCGACTCTTGTCTGGACTCGATTCTATACAAGGCTGTTCACACTGGGCACCCATGCACCGTCTGGACCATGAAGACGAGTTCGAACTATGCGTGGCACTATTCTCACTTCGTCGCGCTGTGTGAAGAATACACTTTCCGCTATGGAAAGGTCCATGCGACAGACAAGTTGCTGCGTGATGCTTTGCACAATCCACCTCGAAACATCAAGCAAGGCGGTTTGACACCGTTTGCTCTTGCGATGAAGTCGAACCCAGAATGTATGCACCTTGATGCCCCGGTCCGTTCCTATCGCGAATACTATCAGACGAAACAAGCCCGTTTCAAGATGGTATGGACAAAGCGCCCGGTCCCCGAGTGGTTTCAAGTTTCTGCTTGACTACCTTCTTGGTTATGATACAAACGATTCGTAACTGAGAGGAGTTCACAATGGCTTATGCCCCCATCGGTGTTGATCGTGTCGCAGGTTCGTTCGTTGAAGTCGACTACGGCAAGACGTTCGAATACACCGACAACCCCGAAAAAGTTTACCATGTCGCCGCCCATGGCGGAAAGACCGTGCAGTTTCCTCACCTGATCTATGTCGGCCCGCTTCAGGAAACCCGAATGGCTTTGGTGTTGAAGACGGTCGCTCATGTGGTGACAGACGAGTTCGAGTCGAACGGAACCACTTTTTTCACCATCGAAAAGTGGAACATCAAGAAGCATCGGAAGTATGCAAAGTGATAACAGTTGCGATTTCTGTCCTCATGGGATATCTTTCAGGTTCTGAGGTAGCGGGCTGGTCCGTTTTCTTCGGGCTGATTCTTTTTCAAATCTTAACAGACGAGCCCTGAGAATGAAAATCTACTACGTTGACGCTCCGATGGCTTGGGGTTATGGTTGTGCCATGCAGCCGACGCCGCTCGAAGTCCTTCAGCAAGGAACTGAGGCTGTCGCGGGGTGGCTTATTCGGCACGGATACCCTGAGTACCTCACACAAGAGCCATACTTCAAGTACTACAGGATCATCGAACGTGACATTGAAGACTGAACCGGAATACGACCCGGCAGCCATCGCGGCTTACCGACAAGACACAGGCGCTTCTATGGCGGAAGCCCGCAAACACTTCCGAGACATACATCGCTATCATCTAAAGGATGAACTGGAGCAAATGATCGATTCGGGCGACCCCGAAGAACTTCGCGAAGCAGTGCGGGTTTTGTTGGATTTAGTGTTTGACTGACCTTTAGATTCGTGTAGATTGGAATCGAAGAGACAAGGAGAGAATCATGTCCTACATTTCCGCTGAGAGCGTCGCTGCCATCCGTAACGAACTCAAGAAGAAGTTTCCCGTTCTGAAGTTCTCGGTCCGGCGGGACGGATACTCGGGGGTGCGAGTCAAGATCGTGTCGGGGAAACTCGACTTCTCTGACATTCTCGCCGCCCGGGGTTACGCTGACATCAACATCTACTGGTTGCAGAACTACGGGAAGTGGAAGTCGACCTTCGAAGCGATGGTCGAAATCATGAAAAACGCGCCCGCCCGGGCTGGCACCGACAAGCCCTGGTATGATAACAGTGACGCCATGATCGACTACTTCAACACCGCCTGGTATATGAACCTGTCGGTTGGCGACTGGAATAAGCCCTACATCAAGACCGCTTGACTTCTTGCTCTCGGGCGCGTATAAACGATTCGTAAGAAAGGAATCGACATGACTGACATCCTGAATCGCAAATCCATCCTAGCGCGCCTGCTCAGCAAAGAAAACATTCGGGTCACCACCGGCAACTTCCCGACCGCTTGGTTCGATACCAAGAACCGGATTCTCGGGCTTCCTCTCTGGAAGCAGATGAGCACCGACCTCTATGACTTGATGGTCGGGCATGAAGTCGGGCACGCGCTCTATACGCCCGAAAACTGGCATGTTGATGGCATTCCGCCTGACTACCTCAACATCGTTGAAGACATTCGGATTGAAAAGAAGATTCTCAACGAATACCCCGGGCTGATCGGCGGCTTCTCTCGGGGTTACACCGAAATGATGTTCGACCGCGACCTGTTCGGTATCAAGGGCAAGAACCTGGCTGAACTCGGGTTTCTTGACCGTCTCAACATCAAGGCGAAGGGGCGGGCTCTGGTCGAAGTTCCTTTTGCCAAGGATGAAAAGCCTCTGGTCGACATGGCCATGGCTGTCGAAACCTATGATGATGTTATCGCCGTCTGCCGCGAACTGGTCAAGTTCATGAAGCAGAAACTTCAGGAAAGGAAGCAGGGGCAGGGTTCGAACTCGAAGCAAGAGCCCCAAAAGAAGGATGGGCAGAAGTCGGAAAAGGCTAAGCGCGCCCCGGCTGAAGAAAAGAGCACCGAAGAAACCGAAGACGGTGACGCCTCGGGCAAACCCGCTGAGAAGTCGGAAGAGAAGCCGAAGCGCGAACTCGATGACGCCGCTGACGACTCGAAGCCCGACGGTGAGAAGGGCGAGGAAGCCGAAGGTGACGCCTCGGGCGAAGGCGAAGAAAACTCGCCGCAGGAGCCCGAAAACGGGGATGGAAGCGCCGAAGACGGTGAAATTGAAGCGCTTGCGCCCGAAGCGGAACCCGATAGCCTCGGCAAGGGCACGACAGGCAATCTTTCGGAGCGTGACCTTGAGAAGGTCGAAACCGAAAACCAGTTCCAAAAGAACCAGAGTCAACTGGTTGAAAAGACCGATGATAAGGTCATCCTTCAACCCTTTGACGCGAATCTTGTTCCTGTTATCGTGACTTCGAACTCGGAACTGATCGCGGCGCGTGAAGTTCGCGAAAACCACTCGCGTGCTTTTGGTTACACTTTCCCGGCCGAGAAGTTCGCCGAGTTCAAGAAGAAGCGCGCTCGGGTCGTTTCGAACCTCGCCAAGGAGTTCGAAATGCGCAAGGCGGCTTTCCGTCTCGCTCGCGCTCGGACTTCGACCAAGGGCGCTCTGGACACCAACAAACTTCATTCCTACAAGTTCAACGACCATCTGTTCAAGCAAGTGACCACTCTTGCGGATGGAAAGAACCACGGCATGATTATGCTTGTCGACTACTCGGGTTCCATGTCGGATAGCATCGCCGATGTTCTGCGGCAAACTCTGATCCTTACCGAGTTCTGCAAGCGGGTTGGTATCCCCTTCGATGTTTACGGGTTTACGACCAACACTTCTGTCAAGCACAATCGGATTGACGCTGCTGATAAGGGAAAGTTCGCCCGCGTCAACTTCAATGGTGTTGGGATTTTCCACTTGATCGGTTCTGCCCTGAATAAGGTGCAGTATGAAAAGTCGGAAAGGGGCATGTTTGCGCAATCGGATCATCGAGCCGCGCCGAAGGCGATTGACGAATCCATGGGTTCCACACCGCTGAACGCGGCACTTCTGGTCATGGAACCCATCGTTAAGGCTTTCATGTCGAAGTACCAGACTGAGAAGATGATTTTCGTGACTCTCACTGACGGGGATAGCGATTCGCTTAGGGCCAAGTCGGGTGTTGATATGCTCACGGGTTACAACCGTCACAAGAAGGTTCTTTCGGTTTTCGGTAAGCCCTTCGAAGTCTCGGGCGGTCCTACTGAAACCGCGGCTATCCTTGATGCTTACCGCGACCGCGGTATCAAGACCGTCAACTTCTTTATCGAAAGCAAGTATGGGCTTCAGGGCAAACTTCACATGGCCGGGAAGGACCGTGACCAGACTAAGGAAGCGATTCAGTTCGCCGCTGAGAACGGTGCCTTTGTTCTGGATGACTCGCTCGGTTACTCGCGCCGGTTCTTTGTTCTGCGGAGCACCATGTCCGCCGATGACGGGCTCGACTATGACTTTGGCGAGGAAGCGAGCGCGGCCAAGATTGCCAAGGTTTTCGCCAAGGCTACCAACAACCGCGACAAGTCCCGGCTTCTTGTGAAGAAGTTTTCGGAAATCATCGCTTGATGGCTTGACGAATCACAGTCAAGCCTCTAAACAGACAATGTGATTTTGAAAAGAAAGACTCCGACATGAATGACAAGCAGAAGAACTACCTCGAAGCGCTGACTCAGAAGTTTCCGGGGCGCACCGGTTTCAAGCGCGCCGAAATGCTCGAGTTTGGAGCCGCTGAAGGTTTTGCCGACAGCACCGTTTTCGCCGTGATCCGCAAGGGGCAGAAGCTTTCGCATGGCTTCTATGACTTCGCGATGCTCATGTCCGGTGCCAAGGCTACCGAGAATGTCGTGGCGATGCCCAAGGCTCGGAAGCCCGTCGCGCCTGCCCCCGCGCCGTTGGTGGAAAACAAGCCGACCGCGGTTTCGGAAACCGAGGCTTACATTCCGCCGCTTGATGCCCACTATGTCAAGTGGGGGCACTACGCCGACGTAAAGAAGATTGTCCAGTCGGGCACCTTCTTTCCGACCTTCATCACCGGGCTCTCGGGCAACGGCAAGACCATGATGGTCGAACAGGTCTGCGCGGAACTCAAGCGGAAGTTTGTCCGGGTTCAAATCACGCCCGAGACTGACGAAACCGACCTTATCGGCGGTTTCACTCTGGTCGACGGTGCGACCGTGTTTGCCAAGGGCCCTGTCATTGCTGCGATGGAAGCCGGAGCCATTCTGCTCATCGATGAAATCGACCGCGGCTCGAACAAACTGATGGCGCTTCAGGGTATTCTTGAAGGTAAGCCGTTCCTGATTAAGAAGACCGGCGAAGTGGTTCGCCCCGCGCCGGGCTTCAACATCATCGCCACCGCCAACACCAAGGGGCAGGGGTCGGATGATGGGCGCTTCATCGCCGCGACGGTCATTGACGAAGCGTTCCTTGAGCGGTTCACCATCACCATCGAACAGCCCTACCCGGAAGCCAAGACCGAACTTCGAATCGTCACCAAGCACATGGAACGTTTCGGGGAACCCGATGCCGACTTCGCTGAGAAGTTGGTGAAGTGGTCGACTGTGGTTCGCAAGACCTATGAAGACGGCGGCATCACTGAAATGATCTCGACCCGTCGGCTGTGCCACATTGTCCACACCAACTCGATTTTCGGGAAGCGGGCGAAGGCGGTCGAACTCTGCGTTAGCCGCTTTGACGCTGACACTCGGGCTGCGCTTCTGGACCTTTACAAGAAGGTCGATACCGAGGCCGATAAGCAGACAAATCCGAGCGCCACGGCGCCGGGCCCGGATTTCCCGTTCTGACATGCACTATATCCTAGCAATCCTGATTTTGTGTGTGTCCTATGAAGTCCCAAACTCTTTGGGGCTTCTTCAACTCTTTACCATCGGGCTGTCAAGTTTCTTCTATCTGATATGCTTCGGCGCTCTGTCGACAATGCTTGACATGAGTCTGGTGGAAGGCAAAACCAATGTAGTTCGGGGATGGACCAGTGTGGTCTTGAATGCGGCTGCGGGTTTCGTGTTCTACTACACGGGTGAGTTTCTGACCCTTGCCTATCTTGCACCCCACTACCTCATTCACTTTTTTCTGATCGTCTTTACGACTCTAGTTCACATCGGTATCATCGAAGTTGACGATTGACAATCCTCAGTGAAAAGTGTAATCCTTCATTGAAGGAGAGAATCATGAACAAACCTTTGATTTTGAATGCGCTTGTCGCTCTCGGAATCTGCCTCACTCCGTTTTACAGTGAGGCGGTGACGATTCAAGAGAGCGCACCACTCGAAGTCGACATTGATGTTATCATCGCAGAAGTCGCCGGTTTCGACCAAGAAGCACTCGAATGTGTTGCACTGAATATCTACCATGAAGCCCGCGGCGAAAGCATCGAAGGCAAGATGGCGGTCGCTTGGGTGACCTTGAACCGCACAATCCATAGTGACTACCCCGATGATATTTGTTCTGTCATTCGGCAGGCAAACTTTGACCGAAACGGCAATCCGATTCGTCACCAGTGTTCCTTCAGTTGGTTCTGCGATGGGGTTTCCGATACACCTCGAAACCAAGAAGCCTGGCAGGAGTCTCTTGATGTAGCGAGGAACGTTCTGGACCTCTACTACTTTGTCGAAGACCCGACGCACGGTGCAATCATGTATCATGCCGACTACGTTGATCCGTATTGGACTGCGCACTATGAACACACCGTGACCATCGGAAACCACATCTTTTACAGGGAACAATCGTGACAAAGCGAATCTTGAAGTACTCGGATTTCCCACTCTTCGAAGTCGTTCAAAATGGAGGCACAGTAACAGTCGACAGCAACTGTTTCAAGCCCATCAAGGGCGAAATCATGAATCTACTTGACCTCAGCGGCGCGCGTCTCAGGTTCTGGTATGAGTGTCTAAACGAAAAGGTGAACACCGAAAAGGTCGAACTTCATCTGGTCGATGCAGGCGGTGAAATTCCATGTCACGCTCAAGTCGTTTCTCAAGTCGACTCATGGTTTCTCTATGTGGTTCGTGAATCCCATAAATAAGGGAGAAACTTAACCATCGGAGAAATCATGCTATCGCTAAAAAACTTCATAAAGGAAAACGAAGAACTACTCGAAGCGCTCATCACGTTCGATAAGCAGGCATACCCAAAGTTCGGGAATGTCGTCATCATGGCAGGCGGCGCAGGAAGTGGTAAGGGCTTCATCAAGGACAAACTTCTAGGCATCGAAGGGTTCACCTTTGACGTTGATGAACTCAAGAAGGTCGCGGCGAAGACCCCTGCCATCGTCAAGAAAGTGAAAGACGAAACCGGGCACGACCTCGAGTGGCTCGGGAAGAACATGGGATACGGAAACGAAAAGAACGTCGCCAAGGTCCACGAAATCATCGGGGACTACCTGAAACTTGATGATAAGAAGAAGCAAACGCTCTTCACGTCTATTCTCACCGCAGCGCCCGACCGCAAGCCGAACCTGATTTTCGACGTTACCATGAAGTCGATGACACAACTTCAGAAGTATACTCTTCCGATTCAGGACCTCGGATACGACAAGCGCAAGATTCATATCGTCTGGGTCGTCAACGACATAGAAGTTGCGAAGGCGCAGAACATCAGTCGCGGGCAAAAGGAAGGCGGGCGTTCCGTTCCAGTCGAGATTCTGGTTGACACCCACCGCGGTGCATCGACCACGATGAATACCATCATCAACATGGGGCAATCGCTCGAAAAGTATATGGACGGCGACATCGTTTTCGCGTTCAACAAGTTCAAGGTCGACTCGGATATCACAAAATCGGACAAGGGCGGCGAGTTCATCGAAAAAGCCAACTACGTCTACATCAAGCGGGCGGGGAAGCCTGTCGAACCCGAAACTCTCAATGCCGCTT